CCTGCGACATTTCGTCTTGTGTAAGATTTAAAATGTCTAACATCTTATTTTTTATAATCTTATCGAAAGTTGAATTGCCAGCAAATAATTTTTTGGCAACTGTTAATCTTTGAATTGATGTTATTGCGTCTTTTTCTTGTTCAAAAGCAGAAACAACTTCAACTGAATATCCTTTTTCAGAACTTAATTCTCCAGGATTTACGTTTTCAGTATAAACTCTATCTTTTACTGTTTTGCTTACTGGGATATCGTTTAAATCTGGATTATAATCAACGATCATTGACCATAAATTACCCAATTGCTTCATATTATCTCTATAATATATAGAAATTGTTGATAATCTCTCCTCTAAATTAGATTGTATAACTTCAACCTCTCCAAGTGTTGCAATGCCTTTTTCTGCTTGTCCTTTTATTTGAGAACTTGTTGCAGTTGCTCCATCGGCAAGAGTGTTTAAATAATTCATCAAATCAGTGTCGAAAGGAACGTCAGCAACATCAACTCTTTTCAAAATATCGTTTGGTTTTCCTGGTAAAGGATAAAATCCAAATGGCTGTGGTGTAAATGATTGAGGATCAAATGTGTCGCTTGCAGTACTATCATAGAAATTCATTCCGAATCCTCTGATAATACTCATTTCAAGATCTTGAGAAATTTTTATTGATAATGCTTTATGAATTGGTCTAACAACGTCAGAAGCTCCATCGCTCCAGAAGTCAGTCATTTCTATATCATCACCCCAAGAAGTGAAAGGATAAAAGTCATTCATAAATATAGGAAGCTTTTTGTATAAGATATTTCTTAATGGTGCTTCGTATAAAATTTGATTTTCACATAATACATAGTATTTTATTTCAAAGAATCCATTGTCTAAATATTCTTTTCTGTAATGTTCTTTTAATTGTACAATAGTTTCTCCAGTCAAATAAGATAAAGTATTGTCATATCCCAATTCTTTTAATCTCTCTTGTTTTTTTGAAAATTCTTCGTTAAAAGTTTTCATTGCAATAGCTCCTTCTGATGTTTTTGTAAGATATTCGACTATTTTATCAACGGCTTGTTTGTTGAATCTAGGATCTTTTTTTAATGATTTTAACGGTCTAAATATATTTACTTTTGACATATAGCTAGCAGATTGTAAATCGTTAGGATCTGTCAAAGGATCTACCAATATATCGTAAGGATCGCAAACGTCGATCAAAGGATAACCATTTTCAACGTTTACCTCGTAAAACGATCTACCATACAAAGCAACTTGCTTTTTGTCTGTTAAATCTTTTATAGTCATTTTACTTTCTGTCATTGTCCAATCCCAAATAGAATTTTTGTAAATAGTTTTAACGTGATCGTTGTCTTTATTTCTAAACTTTATTTGAGGGAAGTCATCTATTCTTGATAAAATAGTTTTTACTGTTGTTTTTGTTAAAGGAAAAGAAATTGTTTGTCTTTGAGTAAGACGATTCATAAATGGCTTATTTCTATAATTTGCATAGTTTTCATCCCACTCAGTAAGTCTTCTTTCTTTATATTTTTGACCTTCTTTAATTTCAAGGTCGCAAATAGTATAGTCGTCTTGTTCCATTAATTCTTGTTTAATGTTTTCGACTTCTTTTTCTACATTGATATCGATATATCTCTTTTGTGATTTTTCAATTATCATAATTTTTTGGTTAATTACCCCCACTTAAAAAAATAAAGCTAGATAACATTAAATTCTGGCGGGAATAGAATTTTTTGCTATCCAGCTTTATTGTATTAAATAAAGGTTAGGATTCGTTACATATATTATAAATCTTTTTTTATTATATGACAAGATCTCTCATTTTTGGCGTTGTCATTGTGTAAGATTTATTATTGTTTTTCAATCTTTTAGCAAGTTCAAAATAAATTCTCATCATAATATTATCGGCAATATCTGGAGAACGTCCTAAAAATTCCTTAACTTTGTCTTTAGATCTTATTTTATATTTACCTTCTTTTTCGATATCGTCAGCTTTCAATTGTATGTCTAATTCAGAAATTAAATTTTCTTTTACAGTTTCAGATATAGTTTTAATCTTTATTGCTATTTTATGTTGATCAATCATTTCTGCTAATTCATAATAACATTGATCCTTTAAAGAATTATAATTCGCTATACTTTTTGTAACGTTTAAATTGATATTGTCGGGCTGTTTTAGTTCAAAAGGGGAACTGTTACCAATAAAACCTTTTGCACCGTTAATTTGATCAATAACGCCTCCACCGACACCGTTTTCATCTATTAATATGTGAGAATAAGGCACAAGATTCTCTCTTGATATTTCTTTTATTCTTTGTTGAGTAAAATCTGTTGATTTCTTCTCATAAATTTCAAGACTTGTCATATTTAATCCAAACCAAACAGAAATTGTTGTTGTATCTTTTCCAAAACGAGCGGGATCGCATATTATATAACGATCAGATATTTTTTCAGTTTCTTCTATGGTGTTTGTGAATAGATCAATAATGTTTTCATAATCACAGATTGAATTGTCGTCATTGTCATATTCCCAATTGCCGAACATCATTCTCTCTTTTGTTGCTCGATCTTTAATTTCTGAAAGCATTTTTCCATATTCTTCGGCTGTATGTGGATTGTCAGTGTATAAAGCTTGAATTAAACAAGCGTTTACTGGCAGAGAGCCAGCTTTCCAATTCTTATAAATATCTTTAAATAACCATCCTTTGTTAGGATTGAAAGTAAAAAGAATTTTAACTATTAAATTATATTCTTTATTTTTCCAACGTCCACATCTTATTTTTAATATATCAACACATTTAGATTTTATTTCTCCAGATTCATCAACTCCTCCCCCTGTAAACTCTAATGACCCAAAACGTTCAAACTCTGGATCAGATGGCATATATTTAAGATCTAGTAAATCAATTCTTGATCCGTTTATAAACTCTACGAAATTATATTTAGAATTTAATTTAAAGTCTGATCTAGGTATTTCATAATAAGAAACAACTCTTAAAAATGTTAGAAAAGTCGTACTCATTAATCTTTTTAATTCATTTCTTCCAAGAAACCAACGAGTGCCAGGGTACATATAACAATTTGTTAATAGCCATTCGCACAAGATCCAACTCTTGCCTCCACCAGCACCACCACCAAAATAAACAAAATTTGTTACAGTGTCCCGTAACTTTTGCCAACAAATAAATTGTTTATTTGTTGGATGTATATTTATTTGTCCATTTTGGTTAGTTTCCGACATTATTTAGTTTTAATGTTTATGAAAAAAGAGAAGTTTATCAATGTCAATCTTATAGTATAATCTATTGAAACGTCTTGTTTTTTGAATCGTGTGATGTCGTATAATACATCAAAGCTAATAAATGTAACGCCTTTTATAATTTTCCATAGATTTACAACGTCAAACTTAATTTTTGGTATTTTCATATTTTTAACTTAAAAGTCTTATTATTACTATTATTAAAATTACTATTAATAAAAATGTTATCATACGTTTAGGGTTAAATTATTTAATTCTTTTGATAAAATAAAATCTATTCTTTTGATAGATATTCCAAGATCGTTTGAAATTGATAATCTTGTTTTGTTTCGCATTAATCGTTCTTCTAAAATATATTGAGATGAAATAGACATTTGATTTACTTTTCGCTTATTATTTAGATAAATATTTTTAGCAGTTTCAAATTTTCTCAATTCTAATTTTGTCATTCAATTTTTTTATTATTTTGATCAGATGGCACAATTATATTAAAACCAATTACGCTTTTACTTTCTCCGTTGTTTTGGATATTAAAGTTTGGTGGCAATTCTCCGAATTCATCTCTTTTCTTTTTGCTCATAAACTTATAAGCATTTGAATCATCATCCAGAGTTCTGAATATAGTTTCTCTAGCCCTATAAAACGGCATATTCATATAACCTTCTAATAACTGAAATTCTTCATTGTTAGCCTTTTTCCAATTATAATAAGTCCGTTCTGTAATACCAGCATAGCAACAAGCCTCCGACACTGTACAACCTATTGTAAAAGCGTGTTCTAACTTTTTCATAGTTTCATCTGTTTTTTTAGACACAGCCAAGCCAATTTTTTTATGTAATAATTCTTTTTTTGTTTTCCTTCCAGTTTTCTTTTTTTCTTTTTTTACTTCCATATTATTATTGCTATTAATAAAATAATTATAATAGTATTTAGTATAGCATAAAGTTTCCAACGATTTAATCTTTTATGTTTTCTTTGCAATGCTCCTTTTAAAAATTCAATCGTTCTGTTTTCTTCTCTTGCTTTTAAGTTTATCATTTTTTGATCTGATATTTGAGGCATATTCATTTTCTTTATTTGTTAAATCTTCTATTAAGTCAGCCAACATATAGCAAGGTAATTCAGATGTATCGTGACCAATTGGTTGTCCCACTTCTTCTAATGTATAAATTATTGCGTGTAGTAATTCGTGAGCTAGAGTTGATAAAGATCCTTTAAAGTTATAAATAACTAAAAAATTATAATCTTTGTGAGTTAAATATCTAAAATGTCCTTTGACTTCATTTTGTTTTTTTGTAGGCTCTAATATCCTTTCAAAAAATTCTTCTGGAGCTATTAGTTTAATTTCTTTTATATATTCTTTTAAAAGTTTTAATTCTTTTTCAAGATCTTTTCCTTTTCCTTTAAGATATAATAAATTAAATGGAAACGGTTTTACTGTTTTTATTATCATACGCTTTTTTTATTTAACTATTTAAAATTTCGTCTTCTCTTTTTTCAATGTCGTCTGCCATTTCTTTTACTTGTTCAGATGATAAAATTAAAACTGGGTGATTCCTAGATTTCTTTACTAATTCGACCTGGCTTTTAGTAAGTTTTAATTTTATTTGCATTAATTAAAGATACTTTTTTATAATATAATTATACCATAGTTTTTGTTTTTTGACAATAAAAAAATACACAAAAAGCGTATGACAAATTGTGTATTTATTTATAGAGATAAACACCCTTTCGGGGATCGACCTTTTTATCTCCACAATCATTATAGCAAAAAAATAGCGCTAGTGTAAAGCGTTCAATACACTAGCGCTATCCTTTTTAAACCAAACATAGAACATTTATCCACATATATTATATCATAAAATAAAAGCGCTGGCAAATTGTTTGTCAGCGTTATTTCTTAAAGTGATTCATATTGAGTTGGTACAATTATTTCATACCCTAAGAGCCAATAGTCGTTATGCTTTTCTGCTATTTGAGGCTCTGAAACGATATGATCTGAAATATACCAGTCAAAATCTTTTATATCCACTTCTTTGTCGTTGATTATTATTTCAACTATCTCGTTGCTTATTTTTTCAAACATTATTCACCTCCTAAGTTTAAACATTCTGTTTATTCTTTCTTGATGTTCTTTTTTAGCCTGTTTATAATATGCACAACTCATATAAAATTTTTCTATATGAAGTGTACATTCTCCTCGATCTGTTACGTTTTGGACACAAGATGATTCAAATGGACAAATATTTCCTTGATTCATTTTCTACCCCCTTACTAAAGGTTCTTTGTTTTCAAGAATCTTTAATTTCTTTTTTTCCACATCTTCCATTAAAACATAAAGTAAACATTTTTCAACGGGTTGAGGTATTTGTTCTTGGCAATATACCAAACTCATTGAATTATGGTTACAACGACTAGAGAATTTACATTTTTCCATTTTAATACCTCCTATATTAATTTGTTGGTAGACAACTAAATGAAGGAGGAGGACATTCAGCTGTCTACTAATAAATTAATTTATAAAGTAGGTTAAATAAATATGTGCTTGTCGGCATACGTGTGAAATGGCGATAACTCACGTATAACATATTTATTTAACTCACATTATAAGTGAGTTTAAATTTATTTCTTAAAATCTGGGTTTTGCTCAAATAAAGTTATAAATTTTGAAATATTTTCTTCGGATAATTCTATTTGTTTTGCAACAGATATAAAATCAACCATTGTTTGAGTGTCTATCTCTCCATATCTGCTTTCATTCAATAATACTTCCCTACAAATATTAGTAACGTTAGCCATTATTGATTTGCTAAACATTGAATTTAATATTTGATCTAAGAACTCAACTCCACTTGCTTTAAAATCAATTATCATATATTTTTTTTAATTCTTAAATTATTATACCACTCTTTGCCTTTTTTGTTTATTATAATTTCTTCTAATTCTTTTCTTTGTTTATTATGAATTAATAAATGGCAATTATTACAAACTGGTATTAAATTTTCTTCTGTATATCTTAATTGTGTATTTGATCCTTTATGAAAAAAATGATGATGGCACACTGTTAAATCTCCACATAATAAACAATAAGGATTTTTTTTTATTAAATATTCTTGAAATTTTTTATCAGTCCACTTATTTTTTATTTTTAGCATATTTTTTTAAATTCCCACTTAAAACCTCCTGAGGTTTTTATTATATGGTTGCAACATCTAGAAATAGAAGTAGATTGTATTTTTAATATTCTCATAACTTCTGTAGCACTAATCCATTCTTTTATAAAATCTCCATTTAAATTATATTGAAATACTGGTTTAGAAAAAATATTTAAATATCCAGTTCTTCCTTTCATTCCACTACTAACTCTAAGACCAGTTTTTATTGCGTGTAATGTATTTTCTTGTGCCGTGTTCCACTCAAGATTTTCTACCATATTATCATTTTTTATACCATTGATATGATTCACTTGAGATTTATTAAATGGATTTTTTAAAAAAGATTCAGCTACTAAACGATGTACTCTTTTATTATTTGCTTTACCGTTTTTATTCAACTGTATATATACGTACCCATATAATAATCGTGTTGATACAATAATTTCTTTTTTATTGTATTGATTATTAGACTTTCTAATTAAAGACTTTACTCTACCAAAATTAGAAACCTTATAATAACCTTCATATCCTATAACATCCTTCCATATTTCTTTTTTATTCTTGTGTAATTGTATCATATTTCTAATTGGTTATCAATTTGTTTTAAACAGTTTATAACATCGTCAATACTTGTAACTATATAATAAAATCCACCCGATTTTTTTATTTGTTTTTCTGCTTCTTTTTGGTATTCACTTTGTTTTCCTTTTTCTGTTTTAACTTCTAGTCCTACAAATTGACCGTGATAACTCATAACTATATCTGGACAACCTTTTGATCCTGTTTTAAAGTACCCCCCTTTTTCTGTCTTAAAAGATCCAGATCCAGCTCTAAAATAATAAATATTTTTTTTATAAGCAAGATAGTCTAAAATGCTTTTTTGTATTTGATTTTCTAACATTTTTTTATGGTTATTCTTCAATATATTCTGGATTTTTTTCTTCTTCAATTTCTTCTGGTGTTTTTTCAACTAATTCCCAAAATTCATTTAAAGAATACTTATAAAGAACATTTTTATCGTTGCTTTGTAAAGAATTAGATTCAAAAGTTCCATCTTCTTTAATTTCTATCCAGGTTAAAACGTAAGTATTTTTATTTACTTTATAAACTGAAACGTTTGCTATATTTTCTTTTATTTGTAATTTTTTAGGCATTATGTATTTTTAAAAACATTTAAACTTTCTATGTACCATTGTTTTTCTAAAATTTTTCTTGCTTCCAAAACCTTTTGATCAGTAGGAAGAAATTTATGTTCATTGTTTTGAATATGCGCTCTAACTCTTTTTATATCGTCTTGAGTAGGAATGTCGGACAAATTCCCAAGAGGAAGACAATAATCTCTTGCCTCTTGAGAATAAATTAATTTATCAAGATGAAATTTTTTCCAGATCTTTTTTGTAAGTTCTATATCAGAATTAGAAGTTTCGGGAGAATATTCTAAAACATTTAATACCTTTTGTTTTAAATTCATACGATTTAAAGTTAATTATTCTTGAAAACTTGCAAGTTCTTCGGCTGTCAATTCTTCATCGTCAGCGTCTATAATTGGCAATTCTTCTTCTGTTGATGATGGTTTTTTATAACCTTCGTTGTAAAATCCGTACTTTTCGTCTTCTGAAACGCCTTTTTTCTTTTGCACAAAGTCCCAGTTATCAACTTTAATTTCTGTTGCATATCCTTTTGACCCATCTTTTTTATCCCACGATCTTGTCACAATCTCACCTTCTACAAATATTTTATCACCTTTTTTATTCCATTCTGCTAATGCTTCGGCTTTTTTTTTAAAAACAACACAGTTTATAAATGCTACTTTTTCCTTTTTTTCGCCTTTTTCATCCTTCCAACTTTTATTTACTGCTAGAGTAAAAGAGGCAACACTATCTCCGCTTGTTAATTTTTTTACTTCAATATCTTTTGTAAGATTGCCACATAACATAACTTTATTTAATTCCATTTTTATATTTTTATTATTATTAATTACATTCTACACATTCTTGAATTTATTCTATCATTTGTACTTCCATAAGAATTTCGCAAGATCCTTTAAACACAGAAAGATCGTTTACTTTTCCTATTGTGTATATATCACAAGTTAAATCGTCTATATCATCTATAATTTCTTCTTTTATATCTTTTCTAGTGTGGTCATCTTCTACGTAAAATATTATTTTTAATTTTCCGTTTAACATTTTAAATTTTGTTTAACTTTATTAAATATTTGTCTAACTCTTGTTTAGATATTTTTATTCTTCTTCTATCCGCTCCTTTTAAAGATAGATCAACGCTGTTTATTTCTTTACAGTCTAAGAATTTTTGGAAAGTTTTTCTTGATATTCCGAAACCGTTTTCTAATAAATATTTCATTGATTTATCTATGCTTAACAATTCTATTTTTTCCATAATTTTATAATAATCCTTGAATAAAGTCGTTTCGTTCTAAGTGAAAAATCTCGCAGTCTGGAATTTTGAATTCTGGGAAGTTGTGCTTTATCCAGTACAAAGTCCCGTTAATTAATATGATAAAATCCTCTATTTCGTATTCGGTAGTAGAGAATAGATGATAGTATTCGTTTGTTGAAACCATACTAACTCTATTCTCTTTTTTCCCGAATTGTTCTTTAAGATCGAGTTTTAAATCATTCTCACTCCATCCATAATCTTTACAAAATACTGATATAACCAAGTGAAAATAGTTATTTTGATTTACTGTATATTTTTTTGATCTTTTTTTTATTTCTATTTGTATATCTTTATCATTTAAAGATTTTAACAGATTGTTATAAATATCGTCTTTTTCATATACTATTTTATTATTTTCTACTTTGGCGTATAAAATCATTATTTTTTGTTAGATTTTTTAGCTTTTTTTTCTTCTTTATGTTTATTAGCCCAATATTTTTTTAAACTATCGGACATATTTTTTCTTGCTTGTGGTGATATTGGCTTTCTTTTTGATGGCACTGAAATTCTTTTTTCTTTTTTATCGTATTGACCTTTTAAAATAGACTCCAATATTGCTTTGCTTTGATCTTCTAAGCCGTGTCTTTTTGCAATTTTATCAATTTCTTCTTGAAAGCCATTAAAGTTTTCATCTACAGTTTTCATTGCTTTTCCAAAAAGGTATTTATTGGCATTTATTTTAGCGTTCAATAGCTCATCGGTATGTTTTAAGTGATAGTATACTATTAAAGTATTTATTGTTGCTACGATCAAAACTATGATCATTAATGCTAATTCCATATTTTTATTTTAGTTTATTTAAATTATAAATTATCTATAATAGAACAAATAATAAGTACCCCAACGCAAATTGCTAACGCTATGGTAAATAATAACGCTATAAAACCAACGTTAATTTCTGGAACGCTATAAGTGTTCACAACATTTTTTGTGCATACATCATAGTTTTGATATGTAATTTTTTGCGTTGGTGAAAATACACCTTTTCTTTCAGTGCTAAATTTAAGTGTTTCTATCTTGCAAGATGTAACATCTCCTTTTAATTCTGAATTTGTAATTGCTACTGCATTTGTTTCCATATTTTTATTCTTTTATTATTTGTTTAAAGTAATTCCAACTGTCATAACCTCCAAACATTGTAAATGGATTCGGTAAAACAGTATTTATTCTTAAAGTTTCTAATTTTTTCAAAACTCTTTTATAAAGATGTTCAAAAATTTCTAGCATTTCATCGTCAATTACGATCTCAATTGAATTTATTTGACTTGATCCATCTCTATTTTTTGACTTCTTAACTTCGTCAAATTGTACTTTATAAGGTGCTTTTCCATAATTTGCTTTTATAGTTATATAAATAACTAGCGCCTGGATTATGTAGGCTATTTTTTCAGTATCTTGACCAGTAAAAGTTGAAACAGTTTTGTGATCTATTGCGTATATTCCTTTTTCGTCTTCACAAACAAGATCTACAATACATTTTAAATTTACTGGAGCTAGATCACCGTTTAAATAATTCCATTTAACAGTGTAACTTTGTTCTGTTCCAATAGGGTTATAGTTTGGTATTTCTTTTTTGTAGAATTCGTAAGCGTTTGAAACAGATTTTAAACTGTCTTCTAAAGATCCAGTTTTTCCCCATTCTATAAATTTCATTTTATCTTTAAAGATATTTGCAATTTCTTTTAATATCTCTCCTTCTCTTTTTGCGTCTGGGAAAACTCCATTTTGAATTTTCCAAGACCAAAATAACTCAAGTATTTTATGAAAAGCAGTACCCTCAATAAGAGCTGGCGATGTTTTTTCATCATATAATTTACGAATATACTGCTTATAAAATTTAACTTCATCCTCCATCAAACATCTAATACTTGAAAACGATAGATGTTGGACTGGGTATGATTTTTTTTCTTCTTCCATATTATTCAAGATTATTTTTAAACTCATCTTTTAAAATATTAAATACAGAAACTTCTTCTTCGACTTTTTTTTCTTTTGCAATTTCTTTTTTAATTTCTAGCTCCTCTTTTGTTTCTTCCTTTTTTTCTACTGGGACAGTTTTTTCGTTTTCTGTTTTGCTAACTTTTTTTACAATCTTTTTTAATTGATCAATAAACTTGTTAGCCTTTGCAAAACTCCAATTTTCAACTCCTGTAATATCTGTTTTAGGTGCTTTTTCAGCAACTAATTTAATAATTTCAGTAACTTGCATATCTGTTATAATTTTGTCTTCTCTGCCATTATCAGAATTATATCCAGAATTTTGTTTTTCTTTTGATCCTACATTGCTATTCCCATCGTCATCGTCTTCGCTTGCTATTCCTAAAACAGAAGTTAATTGATATCTTTTTTCATAAGTTATAGCTCCACCAATCTTTTGAGCTTCTCCATTTGTTTTAACACATAACTCAGAGCTTTCAATAAATTGACCAGTTGTATGTAACAATATTGTTTTACAAAAAGTTTCTATATCTGTTGATCTAACATCTTGATAAACAAATATATTATATTTTGAAAGTACTGGACGCACTAATTCGAGTACATTGTCTAAGGTAGAATATTTTTTACCTTTATAGAAAGGATTTTCAGCATTTTTTATTGGATTTTTTATTTCTCCTTGAAATTTTACAAGATCTTTTACTAAGTCTTGTATCTCTATTGATCTTTTCATACGCTTTTATTTTATTTTTATTAAAGCAACTATTAATAATATTCCAAAAAATATAAATAGAGTTGCAACTTCAAAAAAGAAATTTTTTATATCTTGTTGTATTTCTAAATTTCTATATTTATTAGTTTTGTTATATAAACGATTTTTTGGTGACAAGCTATCTTTTATCATAGTTTTAAACTTACTAATTAAAAAGTAAAAAGGATCGAGTACATTCTTCGTTTTTTTTGATTTCATACGCCACAATCAAATATACTACTGATCACATTCAATCCCTTTGATACTTTAATCTTTTTCGTAATAATTTATATCGTGATCTATTGATTTTTCGCAAATATATTTATATTTGAGATAATTTATAAAATTTTTTATCAATTTGATCATAAAATTAAATTATTTGTTATGCAACCATTAGAAGCTATATATCAATATTTTAATAACTTTTGTTATCAGTATTAATATATTAGCTTTCTATCAGTCAACTATATAATTATATCATTTCTATTTTATTTGTAAATAGTTACATTTAATTATACATTGTGGATAACTTTTTATTTAGTTTTTTTAGGTTTTTTATTATAATCATTACTTGTAATTGAGCCATCTCCACCAATATCATCGTATTTTCTGCCACACCTTACACAATAATCACTATCATATCCAAACCTATGATATGAAAACCAGCACAAAAATCTAGTTAATTTTATCATTTTGTTTTATTAGTTAGTTAAATTTCCCTCTCCTATTAAAGTCCATATTTCTCCTTCTTCTCCACATTCTGGACACTCTAATTTTAATAACTTGTTTATAGTTTTAATATCTCTTGTTACATATAAATTATGCTCACATTTATAACATTTAAAAATTAAGTCTTTCATCTCTTTTATATTAGTTGTTTAAATTTTATTATTTAGTTAAAAGTCCTATTATTTTGTCTAATCTTTCACAAATATCTTTGTTAGTATAGAATTTAACATCTTCTTCAATATCTATTGATATATCCCCAGCTGGAAATAATACATTTAATTCATTCAACATTTTACCCGTTAAATATCTATGTCCTTTTTCTATTAAAGAAATATAACTTTCTGAACATCCTAATTTTTTGGCTAACTGCTTTTGAGTTAAATGATATTTTATTCTAAGTTGTATTAGGCTTCTTATCATTTTTTATTTATTAATTTATAAAATTCATTTATAAAGGCTTTAAAGTTATTTTTATATTTACTTTCTTTTTCATAAAAGCTATTCATTACAGTTGTGTGATATTTAAAAAAAGTATCTTGTATTTGTTTTTTAGTCATTTCTTATAGTTAATTATTAAATCTCAAAACGTCTTCTATCATCTACTTTTAAGTAGCCAAAATCTCTTATTTCAGTACATTCAGTTTCTTTTTGACATATATCACAAGTTGCAATATATACTGTGCAAATTCCTGCTTTATGTTTGCCGTGTTTTTCTCCACATTCAAAACATACTGTGTTTATATCGTTAAAATCTTTGTCCATATTATTATTTTAATCTTCTCTTAAATTCTTCTTTTAATTCACTTGTTAATATTTGCTTATTCTCTGTATTTAAATACATATAACCTAATAATATATCCCAAAAATCATCATTAGAAAGCATTTTAATATACTCTAATTTTAATTGTTTAGGATTCATTCCTCTGTATGGATTCATATTATTTATTAATTATTTAGTTAAATTATTCTGTTTAAGGTAAATAAGCATTTTTTATATATTGTAAATGCTCTAAGCTATAAGGACTATTTATTTCATTATATTCTTTTATTCTATTGTTTACCTTTTCCTCTGCCTCTTGAATATTGTTTGCAAATATTTCTTCTATTTCATAATCAGATGTAGTAATATCAGAGTAAGAAGTTCTTATTTTATAAATATATTTATTTTCATTCATTTCTTTTATATTAGTTGTTTAAATTACTTAAATCTATTTATTAATCTTATTTTATCTATTTCATAAGCTATTGTTTCTATACTTCCACTTTCTGCTAATATTTTTATATCATTTTGTTTGCCTTTTTTAATTAATAGTCTTTTAATATTATTTTCTTCACTTTTGTTTTGTGCTATTAAAACGCTATATCCTTTTAACCCCTTTAAATAATTATCCCACCCACCAAATATTTCATCTTTCCAAAATCTATGAGTATTAGATTCAAATAAGGATTTTGTTTTTATTAATTCTTCTAAATACATATTTTTTATATTTAACTTAGTTTTAGTAATCATCAACTTAAAAAATTCATCTATAACTTTTTTATTTTCTTTCATTTCTTATAGTTAATTATTAAATTAAAATTAAATTTGCTAATTCTCTAAATCTTTTTTCTAGTCTTTTTATATTTATATCTGGATGAAATGTGAATTTATATTCTTTTTCTTTTAAAATAGTTACATAAACGATCTTATTAAACGAATTTTTTTGATCAACTATTTTTATTTCAAACTCATTTTTATGACTAGATTCATTATAAGCTTGCATTATTTCGTTTAATTTTATATTTATGAAATTTTGTTTTTCTTGAAAGCGGTTATAGTAGTCCATATTTTTAAATTATTTACAAACTCATATCGCTAAAATCGCAATGCTCCATTTGTCGATCTGCGATCTTTTCGGTTTCTGTTTTATGGAATATTTTTTTTGTGTTTTTAAAAGCTTTTCCACATTCTAAAAATTCTTTTGAATACTCTTTAAAACATTTTTCACATCTTGCGCGACCTTTTATATTTGTTTTAAAATATGATTGACAATCTGCGCATAAAGACGCTGTAAACTCAATAATTCCGTTAGAATCTCTGTTATATATATCTTTTTTAACTCTTAAATATGTTTCATATAAAGGATCTACAACTTCTATAGATCCATCTTTACTTTTATTATATTGTAATTGTGACATTTCAGCCTCGCAACACTTACAAAATCCCATTAATCCCTCTTGATTTTTTATATATCCTTCGTCACATTTTCCACATTTAATAATTTTTTTATGTATTTCTAAAACAAGATTTCTTAATATTTCTTGCTTTGATCCGTCTTCTGAATAAAAGTTTTTTTTCATTTTAATAGTTTAATTTCTTAAATTTATTTTTATCTTCTTCTATTTTTAATTTTCTATTTTCTTGTTTTTCTTTATCTAATATATAATCTTCTTCATAAATTCCAGCTATATCGGATGTATTTATTAGATTATTTTCTATTGTTATAAATTTTGATGTATTTACTGCCAATGCTACTTGTTTAAAATCTTTTTTAAAGAAATAGAATTTTATTCCACTAAAAGTTAAAATACACATCATTTCTTTTACTTCAGTTGATAAACTATTGCTCATAAATAATTTCTGTTATTTTATTAGATTGACCAGTTTTCTTTTTAAGAATAATTTTATTTATATTTCTTTCAAATTCTGTTGGTTTTGTAATTGCCGTAAATTGATCTTGATATTTTATACCAGCCATTATTAATTTTTTTGTGATATCGAATCCTTTATCTTTTAAAAATCTTTCAATTACGTTTCTCTCTGTTTTATTTGAGAATAATTTTGTATAAGTTAAGTTAACTTCTTTAAAAAGTTCTATTAATTCATTTATTTGTTTTCCTATTTCTTGATCGATAATTATTTCTTCTTTTTTTACTTCTGGCAAAACTTCTGTTTTGCTAATAAGATTAGAATTAGAATTTAAATTAAGATTAGAATTAAGATTAGGATTAGGATTATTATTATCGAAGCATATAGATAGGCTATCATAGTCTATCAGAATTCCTCTAACTTTACCCTCTATTTCTTTTAAAATGATTTGAATCCCAATTTTTACCTTTGAGTTGATAGATTGGTTTTTTATAAAGTTTTTAATAAAAATCCAGCCATCTAAATAATAAATTTTTTCATCTTTTTGGAACATATCAATAGCCTTTGATAGCCTATCAAGAGATATGTTCTCTTTATTATTTTCAGTTGTATTTAGATCAAATAACATTCTATCTTTTGTTGTTTTATAACATCCAGCAATGTTTGTTAGTGGATTCGTCATAAAATATAAGAAAAGAAACTTATCTACAGGAGATAACAATCTTATATAATCGTCATCCCAGAAACTTGTATTTATACATCTTGTTTTGCTCATATAACTAGCGGTTAGTTTATTATTAAATAAAAACCACTTACCCCGCTAGAAGTAAGTGATTTATATATAATAACAATCTCTAGCGGTTGATTATTAATCTATAATAATCATATTAAATTTTTGTTTTGTTGTAAAGTGGAAAACTTGTTATTATTTTTCAACTAATAATAATCTCAATGTTTTTGTAAGATTTACATTATTGTCAGAAATATCTGCATTTATGATTTCATAACCTTCGCAATGTTATTGCATTTTTTCCAATATTCCGCATAAACTTTTTATGGTCATATTTGAAACGTTTATATTTATAGCTTTTTGTTGTTTTTCCATTATTTAATTTATTAGTTGATTAATCCAACACTATATAATAGCCTCTATCGCTTTTTTTTATATCTGAAATTTTAGAAATATTTTCAAAATATTCTCCAATTTCTATACAAACACTTATTTTTTTATCTAAATTTTTGGTTTCAATTTGTAATAATTTACTTGTTAGTTCATTTATTTCCATAGTTATTTTAATTTATTTTTATTATATTCGTTTATTTGCTCGATCGTTAATCCCATTGATTTATGACCTGTTTTAGATATAAATTCTTTATATTTCATTGATCTTACTATTTTTGAAACGTGACTTTTGCTTTTTACGGGTTTGTTATAACGCGTTAAAATCATTTTTAAGGAGTATATCTCACCGATTGAATACAATTCATCATATTCGGGTTTTAGATCATCTGCGGTTAATTTATGAAGGTTTGGATCGCATAAAGCAGGGTTTAACGTTTTCCATTTTGGCAACTTTGTTGGCATATTAATTATTTATTATTTAGTTTCTTGTTCTGCTATTGCTATTCTTTTAATAGCCATTTGCAATATTGATATAGTTTCTATTCTTGATAGATTGTCGTCTTCTTTTTCGACTGAAATTATTTCAAAGTCTTTTGTATATGATATTTTTATAGTTTCCATTATTGTTTTATTATTTTATTTATAAATTCATTAAATCTTTCAAAACATTCGTTTTCGCAGAAAATTCCATCTTTTAACCTAAATAGATTATATTCTTTTAAAAATTCTTCTTTATCTATAAATCTATTTTTTATTGACATTTGTTTGTGAGTTTCAACGTCTATTTTATATTCTTTATGATTTAATGCTTTTTCTATTAAAATTTCAATTACGTCTTCTACTTTATCCTGTTTTGAATATGGAAAGCTAACCATCCAAAAATTAAATTTACTATTTATCATTTTTATTCTTGCGTCCATATCATCCGACAAAAATCCGTCTAAATTTAATTCTTTATTCTCAAAACAATATCCTCCAGATCCGTACCAATAATTTATTTTATAGTTTTTTATATTTAATATTTTCATTTAGTTTAACCTTTCTCCTATCGCCATATTATCGGTAGAACTTATTGAACTTCTTAATTTTACTATGTTTACGTGATCGAACATAGACATAATATACATAAAATTATCTCTAATATTTTGTATATTTTTTATTCTATTTATTTTATCAGTTGCATATCCGAAAGTATCGTCATAATCATTCCAGATATTTATTACTTCATTTTTTACTTCGTCAAATACTTCTTGACTTGGCGCTGTGTAATATAATTCTTGTGACATAAGTTTTTTTATTAATTGTTTAAATTTCTTATTATTGCATTTCTTGAACTATTAGCTATAGCGAAGCCATAAGATCCAATAGCCTGTGTCATTATGTCTTCAATTTTTAATCCTTTTCTTATTTGACCAACCATAAACGAACAACATCTTTTTATTTCTTCTGTGTAAAAATTTATTTTGCTCATACGTTTTTATATTATTATTTAACTCTTGACCCGATATAGATAGCCATTTGTTCTTGAAATGGCATATCATCAATCATTTTTTTAGCCTTTATTGGATCTTGATTCCATTGTTTATAATAATCTTGATAAACTTTTTTACATTTTTGTAGTAATTCTTGTTTTTTATTCATACGTTTATTTATTATTATTTAGCTAATTTAATGTCAAAACTTCCACAACAGTTATAAACTTCAATCCCGTTTTCTATTTCTCTGAAACTATCTCTACTATATCCAACTAACCAAACCCCCTCATAACCTAAAGTATTTTCTGATCTATAGTAAGCTTGTTCTCCGTTGCCTTTTTTTAACTCTCTAAATCCCGCATTTTCTATTTGATCAACCATATCTTGCATACCGTCGAAAACTGATTTAACTTTTATAAGTAAATTGCCTTCGTTCTCTTTAAGGAACTTTTTGAAAGTAGCCAATGTTATTTTTTTCATACGCTTATAAGTTATTTATTAGTTTTGTGACAACTTCTAACTCATCATCACAATATTATTATATACCTACTTTGACACTGTGTCAATAGTAAATATAATGCAATATAGTATTGAATTATATAATATTAATAAAAAGTTATGCACAGCCTTTTTCTGTTATCGACGAAATTGGTTTAAATAAAAAACACCCGATTAAGGGCGTTTCTTATTAAGCGTTATATTCTTCTTCTGTGATTTCTTCTCCGCTTCTTATAGCTTCGTTTAAATAATTATTAGTTCCTACGGTTTCAATTTCTTTACCATTTGACTTAATAAAATATTTTTTTTGAAAAGGATCTGATTTGAATTTATCATCATCATATTTAAAAAATATAATTCTTTTTGCAAACTCTGTTGTATCCATAATTTTATTTTAAAAATTTAGTATAATAATTTTTAGATGTATTTTCTAGCTCTTGTATTCTACTAGAATTGTTTACGTCGTGTTTATCTAAATTTCTCCATTCTTCATAATAAACGTGACCTTTCCCACCTTCTCCATAAGTTGCTTTTAATGTTTCCGCTTTATCTTTTCCAAACATATTTACAACATCCTCCCACTTTTCTTTTGCGTAAATCATATCTGGGGTATTTATTTGCATTTCTGCTTTTGTACCGTCTTTAAAAGAAACTTTAATATTTACGCCATTATAACCTAAAGGATCAATAGCGTGTTCTGCTTTTTTAACTGTAGCATTTATTCCATCTTTTGCAAACTCATCTGTTAAAACTTTTATTGCATTGTCAAAGTCAGCTTTTTTTTCTACAGCAACAGTATTTCTTGCTATATCTCCAATTTTATAAACATCTCCGTTGTAGTCTTCCATAATTTTTTGGATGGCTCTTTTTGGACCTTTTAATGGAGCTATAACTGGAGTTCCGTTTACAGCTTGAGCAATTATTCCAGCCTTATTGTCTATTATTTGTTTATTTGAATATGATTTTTGATAAAGATCAATTAATTGGTTTTCGTCCAAGTCACCTTTAAATTTTATAATATCGTCAATATAAGTTTTCAATGTTTGTTCTGGTATTTCAAAGGCTGTTTGAGTATTTTGACTCAACATTTTTTTCAATGCTATTTTTTGAGCTTCTTCACCTTTTCCAAAAATTGCTTTTGCTTTTTCAATAAGTCCAGGAGCTTTTGTTATATCTCCACTAGCAACTTTTGCAATATCTCCGACAGCAGTTGCGCCTTCTACAGCGTTTTGAACTTGTCCACCAAGTGATCTCTGTGGGACAACTTTATAAAGTTTTTCAATTTCATTTGCCAAAACAACTTGATTGTAAAGACTATCACCAGTTTTATAACCATTTTTTACGGATATAGCGTCCAATGTGTCCATTAAACTATTTATATCGGATGACGCATTTGATAACATTCTGCTAGATATTTCACCAGCTTTCATTGTTTTAAATTCGTCAGTTGAAAACCTTTCTCCAGCTTTTCCAAGTTTTTTATAAAGGTCTTCTAAAACAGAATTTGATTCAGCAAATTGCTTTGCAAATTTTTGATATTCTGGATTATTAATGTCGCCAGATAAACTTGTTCTAAACGATTCTAAAACATTTATACCTTGATCTCTCATCGCTTTGTCTAAAACTTTTGAATTTGCTTTATTTTCTAAGGCATAAATTCTTGATCTAAGCGATCTAATTGCTTTTGGTGTTAATTTACCACTCGCAGTTTTTGCATAAGCTTCTTTTATGATGTTTTGTACACCTTTATCAACTATTGTTGAGTTTCCAAAAGATAACTCTCCATTTGGTCTTATTCTAACGTTTGCTTTTTTCAAGTTATCTATAAAAGAGTTTCTTGATTTAGATATATCGTTGAAATTTTGAGCCATAGATTCAAGGGCGTCATTCATTCCCTTTGTTGCAACTTTCTTTGAGTTTTCAATAACCTTAACACGATCAACAATACTTTTTCCGACAATATCTCTCGTATTACCTCTAAAAGATTTATCAGTTTGCAATTTTTCAGCAATATTTATCATTTCTTGTGCTTTTGCTTTATCAGCAGTTTTAAGATCAGAAACAAATTTTACAGTTGGCTCGTCAAAACCAGAATCTAATGCTTCTTTTACAATAGGGCTAGATTTTTTTAACACCTTTGTGCTTTCTTTTGACGCTTTTTGCTCTAATTTTTGTATCTGGTTAGTGATATTAGAAACTTCTTTCGGATCGCTAGCATTTTCAATTAATCTTTGATTTAATGATTTTATTTTTGAATCTGTAGTATTTACTGCGTTTTGTGGAGTAAATACGTTATCAATCTTACTTAAATCAGTATTTAAAAGCTTTTCTTCAATTGACATATTTTTAGTTATTGGAAGTTTTGCTTTTGGAGCTTCTGGAATTATTGGAGCTTTCACGTCTGGAACAGCGTTCACAACATCATCAATTTTTGATGTAGCAGTTGTAGCTCCTTTTGGTCCTAGCGCTCTCGGTATAGCTAAAGCTTGCATAGTATTCATAACTCTTTTAACGTCATATTCTCCCTGTGAAGAAGGCTCTAAAAATGAAGCAATTGCCTCGGAAGGTTTATTTTCAACCTTTTTTCCAGTAGCCGTTTCATAAATATTTGCAGGTAAATCAGCAATAGGATTTATTACTGGAGCAACAATGTTTTCTGCTAAAGATTTTAAAGTTCCAGTTACAGTTTCTTTTGGTGTATTTTCATACCCAACTGGCGCGTTATAATCTATTTTAGCTTTTTGTAATTCTTTTTGCTCTTTTGCTGTCGGTTGTCTTGATTGTCCAGGTATTGGAGCAGAAATTGTTTCTTTTTGTAACAATGATTTTCTAGGACCTAACGAAAGAGGACCAGCAGTAGTTTCTGCTGGTTTCTCTATATTAGTTTCTGTAATTTGATCTTTATAAACTGGATATTTAGCTATAAATTTATCAACAAGCGCATTATTATCTAAGCTAGAATATGCAGGATATTTTGCTTTTATTTTAATTGCGAATTCATCTCTTGTCATAGTTTTTGTTAATTATTTATAATATTCCAGCAGGATCGTTGACACCTGGATTATTCGTTTGTGAATTAGTATTTTTTGGAGCTATTATTGAATTTAATATATTTCCTATAACAGAATCTCCTGCGCCAAACTTTGGATTAGAAACTTTGTCTATATTTTTTTGAGTTTCTATTTTCTTTAAATTTTCTGGTGATTTTTCTGCTAATTTCAATTGTTGTTGAATCAACATATCTTGAGATCTTTGTTCTAAACTTTCTAGATCTGGCAAGAAAGCGGAAACATCCCATCCAGCTTTTGCAGAAACAGATAACTTATTTTTTAATGAATTTGTAAGCATTTTTGCGGTCATAGCAAGAATAAAATTCTTTGCACTATCTGGAGTTGAAAGATTTGGAACAGTTTTCTTATAATTTTCTATATCAGCGTCAGTTAATACTCCAACCTCTCCATAAGTACCTCTAGCAAGTCCTGGAATAAGCCCAGTTATCATTGCTTTTACTTCTGCGCCAGTCTTTGAATATGGATTTTTATTTATTAATCCAGATATTGGACCAGTTTTTACGTCTTCAATACGTTTTGATAAGTCTTCAAATTGACCAAAAGTTTGAATAGTTTTTTCAATACCTGTTTGAGTAGTCATACCACCAACGGATAAAGATTTTTTACCAGCAGAGTTTTTAATAGCTAATTTAGCAGGATCAGTTTCAGTTTCTTGAGAAGTTTTTTCTTTATTTAATCTAACAACTTCTGTATTTATAACATTTTGCAAAATATCTGGCATTGTTTTTAATGTATCAATACTTCTAGTTCCATCAACAATTTCTCTTGCTATTTGTTGTATTTCTGGAGTTGCTTTGCTTCCAGTTGTTGTTGGAATTGTTGGAGTACCAAGTAAAGATCCATTTCCGCCTTCTTTTTGATACATTGAGGCAACTACTGCTCTTTTTCCTGTAGTGTCTAATTTATCCCAAGTGGCTTTGTCCATTGCTGTATGTGTCCATCTTTGATTTCCAGATCCAGTATAGAATCCCATAGTATCGATAGCTTTTACGGTTGTATCAATTGGATCTCCAAGTAATTTTGCTGTGTAATAAGTTTTTCCGTTAGAAGTGAAAGGGTCACCTTGAACATAGTCTACACCTTCTACTAACCCGCCGTTTTTAGCAACATCAGTTGTCATTGCAGTAGGATTATTATTTCTATCAGTTCTCATTCCAACTTTTGATGTGTCAAATTTTAGATCTCCATAATTTACTCCAGTCCCAGCACCATTTCCATAAGTTCCAGTTTTTTTGTTGAATACTACACTAGCACCAGTTAAAGGATCGTAAGTTACTTCATAGTTTCCTTCTTGTGATTTCAAATAATCAGCTTGATCTATAAACACTTTATCCCCAACTTTTGTTACTTTTATCCCTTTGTTTATAGCTTCGTCTATATCAGTTTGAGTCCATCCATTTACTTGTGAATATCCTTTATCTATTGTTAATTTAGATATTAAAGACGCTTCGGCAGTGCTAGCAGTAGTTGTCGCACTTTCCTTCATATAAGTAGGTAAAAATCTTTGTAATACTTCATTTTGTAAATCTGCTTCATAACCAGTAAACATATTTTCAGCTTTTGTTTGCATATATGTTAATTTTGCTTGCGCATTTGTTTTTGTTGCAAGACTATTTGTTATGTAAGTATTCACTTGATCAATTCCGTCGTTATAATCAGTTGTTAATTTATCAATTTTATTTGTATAACGTTGAGTTATCATATTTGCACGTCCTTGTCTTTTTGTAGAATCTAAGAAAGGATTTTCTCCAGCTTCAACTAATTCATTATTCATTTTTTCAGTTTGAGCAGATATTTCAGCTTTCTTTTTTGCAAGATCTAACTCTTTATATTTTGCGTCATAAAGAGTTTGTACGTTTTCATCTGGAGCGAAGAAAGCTTGTTGCTCTAATTTTGAAAGTCCTAAACTATTAAAAAAAGCTTGTTTAACTGTTTCTGGGATCTTTGTTTGAGCATTCATTAAAGTAATGCTGTCATTTAAAGATAGACCACCAGTAGCCATTGATTTTGCAAGTGAATCAATTTCATCACCAGATAAACTATTAAATCCAGCAGATTCAGCCTTTGTTATAATTGCACTATCAACAACAGTTTTAGTAAATGTTGGTTTTTCAGATCCATAGACTCCTTTATTTATTTCTTCTTGAGTTGGCTCTACCCCATTTTTAGCTAAATAATCTTTTGAAAAAGCTAATTCTTTTGTTGCGTCTTTATACAATTCAGATAATCCAGTTGCTATTGGATTGCCATTTGCGTCAACTTTTAATGTTGATCCTCCATTATTTACGACTGGAACTATTGGAGTTATTTCTTTTGGTTTATTTTCAGAAATAGCAGTTGCAGTTGCTTCGGATTGTTTTTTTTGTAGATCCGCAGTCGCTTGATCGGCAGAATTCATAACTTCCGTACTTAAAGCAAAACCTCTATTTAAGAAGTCTTGATATGCAGAAGAATTTTTATCAACAGTTGCAAAGTTTCCGTCTGGTCCTTTCATTGTAACCATATTTTGCACTGGTGTTGTTGGATTTTCAACTTTTGGTTGATCAACAGTTGGAGCGTTATTAAAAGTTGAATCCTGTGGACCTGGTATAAAAGGAGCAACATCATTTGCACCTCCAACACCAAAATTTGACTCTTGAGGACCTTCAATCATAGGAGCAATATCATTTGCTATCTCTGGAGCTTTTATTGCCTCTGGATTCCATCCTAAGCCTTTGGCATAGTCAACATTTTTCTTATCAGCTTCGGTATTTCCACCAGAAGTTATTTTAGCGTTTGCGTCATTCAATTGTTTTACTTCAACGTCAGAAAGTTCTCTACCGTTTGAAAGTTTTACAGGCATATTTTTTAAATTAAATTATTAAAGTTTCCTGGATTATTATTTTGGTAATTATTACCTATAAAATCAATATTATTAAACATAGGTGTAATTTTTCTTTTGTTTGCTTTATTGCCAGCATATTTTTTAATAAGATTTAATGCGTCTTGTTCAGCAGTAGTTTTAAAATATGGGGCGTCTTTTCTTGTAGCGTCGTCAACAACTAAATTTTCTAACGCTTTCTTTATGATTATTCTGTCAAAACTTTTGTTTGCTCCGTCAAATGCAGTCTTGTCAGTATCAACAGTCATTGTTTTTGGCATTATTGATCCCAACGCAGAAATTTGAGAAACACTATCAGTTATTAAAGGGAAAATGAAAATGTTTCTTCCATAATCAGCAAATATTTTATTACTTGTATTATTTGCATTGTTAGGATCTTGTATGAAAGTTTTGAAATCATCATACTCAAACTTTGAATAAGGAATTCCATTCACATATAAACTTGATATAGAATCATCTTTAAATGCGTATGGTGAGTTTGTAACGTCTGGATATCCATAATATGGTTGACCAGAAATTGAGGATCTTGAAAACGATTTTTCTAGTATTGAGAAGTTATATAAATCAGCTAACCAATCTTGACTATCATTTATTTCGTCTTCTATAAGATCATCCGACCAAAAATTACTATTTGCAGAAGTAACTCTTAACTTTCTTTTTATTTTATCTTTTGCGTCTAAAAGTGTCATATTATTTTTATTATATTAATTATGTATGTTTAAATACTTGATATTCAACGCCATCTTTTATCATAGATGTTGTATTGAAAACTAACGAAACAGTATGATTATGTGGATCTAAACTTCCATTTGTTGAAGTAGTAACAACCACATTCCAATTATCGTCAGGAGCAGTACCACTTTTTATAGCTTTTTTACCACCTATAATAACATCTCCACTTGAATAAATATCTTTAAATGCTTTTATTGCTGTTCCGATATCATATACGCCTCCAGTTTTTGGAACAATTACGAATCCAGATCCAAGTTTATTTGATAAAACCATTGCATTTGCAAGATCTATATTCATACCATCTGATTTTTCTTCTATATCAGTTGTATATGTTGATGTTGTATCGTCTTTCAATTGTAGTTTTGAATTTACAAGTAAAAGAGTTGATGTCAACATTGATAATATTGATGTTGTAAAGGATAAAGTAGAATCTATTAAAGATAATATTTTATTTTTAGCAATACCAGATAATATTTTTCTAAAACTCACGTTTCTTATTTTTAAATCTGTTATTTCTCCATCATCAATATCGTCTTCTCTTATTGGTTTTGGAGTTTCAATGTTTTCAATTTCTTCTATCTCGTAAATTTTCTTTTCTTTTGCCATATTTTTAAGATATTATTAATGCGTATATTTCTGGAGTTGTTACTCCCGAAGGTGTTAATTCTGCCACTAAATTTAATATGTCATATTGAGCATTTATAGGAAAATAACAAACTTTTGCGTTCGTAGTTATTATGTATTCAATACCGCTCATATCTTTTAACCATTTAACATTATCAATATCAACTTCTTTATCTGGTATTAATCCAATTCTAACTTTACATCCAACTGACATTTTTTTCATTACAACTTTTAAATTCTTTATAGTATTTTCTGGAGTTAAAGCATCAATTGGATAAATGTCTAAAGTTTCATATATAGAAAGTGCTTTTAAAGCAATGTTTTCATAAAAAGTTTTATAAATTCCTCCATCGTTATAACAAACAACTAAATTATTTGAGATAGTTGACGTCATTGATATTGTTTCTTGAGCATTATAATAAAAATCATTATTTAACGTTTTAGATTTTTCAAGAGATACTCTACCGTAAGAAAAAACCCCTTCATTTTCTAAGGTTGCCCCTGTTTTTGATATTCCTATGTGAGCAATCTTGTTTCTTGAGCAAACAGCATAATTATTTGAGTTTCCATTTAATTCTTTTAAGGCATAAACATCTGTAAGATCGCAAGAATATAAAATTCCACCAGCAAAGACTAATAAATCTTCTGGTGATTTTATTATTGCTTCTATATTTGATGTCAAAACTGGTATGGTTTTTTCTACAGCAACATCATCTCCACAGGCAACAACTTTTATATAAGTTTCTGTTTGATTTGGGGCGTAAAAACCAAGTATTAAATAATCTTTTGTTTTTCCCATTGCACTTATAGTCGTATTTATAGGAAATAATTCAACCGCTAATTGACTTGATCCGTCTTGCTCTACCATACCTAAATTATTACCAGTAGAAAACATCAAACGATCCATAACTTGCAACATTGGATTTATTGTTGTTGGCATATTTTGCGTCCAAGAAGTTATCAAAGATGGCACTAAAGAAACAACTATTGTTGCTTTTTTAAGTTTTTTTGATGTAGAATCTCCAATTATATAATATAAATCTGTAGAAGTTCCACTGTCATAAATAGAAGCGCCATAAATTATTCCGTCTGTATCTGTACAAGATAAAGACCAATTTGAGCCAGTGCTATTACCTACATAAATTTTCCCACTTTGACAAAAAGCATAAATAGCTCCGTTAGGAGTATCCACAAAAACATTCACTCTTTCGTTTGTAAGTCCAGTCACTAAAGATAAAGCATTCCCACAGGATAGACTATCAGTTTTTTTTCTAGTATCTAAATTTCTACCAATTTTATAAGCTCCTTTTATTCCTACTTGATCGTCAGAACTTTGCCCACCAGAAAAATTTTTAATTATCATAAAATATTATTATTTTTATTCAGATATATGATCAGTTGGATCAATTTTTGGAAGATCTAACATTTCAATTCTCATTTTAGAATTAATAACTTCCCCAGGTCTTAACCATTTAAAGAAAGCTTGTAATAAGAAAACAAATACAAAAACATATAAATAAGGAAGTAAAAAACTAAAACTATTTATAGAAAAAGCAGTTTTAAATATGTTTGTTATTTGCTCTATTAATGCTTGATAAGTAACCCCCATTATTACTATAGTTGCTTTTAATCCATCATATATTGATGACTTGATTTCTTTTATATTTATTTTAAATTTTGGTGAGAACATATCTATTTTTTAAATAATTAGATAGTAGAAGGCTTATAAAAGCCCTCGCAATTCAATTATTTCTTTGCTATTCTTTTTGCAACTCTTATTGTATTTGTTGCAGATTTTTTAACTCCAGCTTTGTAAGTTTTAACAACTTTTTTTGCGGTTACAAGTGCTTTATTGGCAACTTTATTTATTGTTTTTGTCATTTTAGCGCCCATTTTTTTTGCAGGTGTTATTTTTTTCATTTTTTTATAAAAAATTAATTAATATTGGTATTGCTATTTGTAGGGCTATTCCTATGCCAGTTATCAACCATATAGCCTTTGTGCTTGTTTCTACTTTTTTATCTAATACGTCGTGTTCTAGCTTATGATCATCGTGTTGTTTTCCGTGAGTACATATATAAGCTTCTGCCGTTTTTATTCTTTCATCGTGACGGATTCTTTGTTCTTTTAAGAAATCCATTGTAGTGCTATTTTCTTTTCTATAATCCTCAAACGTTTTTTTTATATCGTTTGCTATTTCTCTTATATTTTCGACAGATTGTAAGATAGCTTCTTCATTCATTATAAAATTATTAGATTATTATTTATTATATTATACCAAGTTTTTTAAAGTTTGATAAGTCGTCTTTTGAAATTCCGATACATTTTCCGTCTAATAACATTTGATGTTTTAATTCATATTCCGCGCTATTCATTGTTATTATTTCGGAGTTTTTATTGCAGTAAAATATTTCTCCAGATGGTTTTGATCCGTCTTTTGATGGCTTTGTAATGGCTATAAATTGAGATTTACATTTCTCAATTAATTTTCTATCAAGTAATGGCTCTATGTTGTCATAGGCGAACACGTATCCGTATTTAAATATAGTATTAGATTGATATAAAGGGATTATATCTTGTATGATGTAAGAATTTTTTATTCTTGTTTTTGGATAGTTATCAACAATAGTAATTTCATTTTTTGTTTTTGGCGTATCGTCAACGCTTGAAATACAGTGAGAGTAAGTAAACGGATTAAAATCTGTTCCAGTTATAACTCCGATCACGCTTTGCTCATTCCATTTTGAGTTTCCATTGTACCCAGTTATAACAGAATAACCTTTTTGTATTACTGAATAATATTCATCATACCCGATCGCTATTCTAAAACTAACAAATTTTCCTATATTTAAAGTATTTACATAATCCCTAACAAGATAAACTGCTTTGTTTAAATACCAACCATATTGGTCACTAGCCCCAAGAATTTTTGCTTTTTCCCACAATTCTTTTCTTTCTGCGATTGTAAATTTATATCCTGTTAAATTAGAAAAAGCCGTTAAAGTTCCGTGAAGCGTACAGCTCATATCGCTTATATCTGGTTGATGATATTCAATTTTTAAATTTGAATATCTATTTTTTGCAACTGGGATATCTTTAATATTAATATCACCAGATAATTCGTAATCTGAATCGTTATATATTTCTGAAATAATACCGTTTTTTATTTCCATTTTTTAATTAATTAATTTTAAATATTCTCTATTGAGAGGGCATAAACCCACTCTAAGAAAAGATTAAAAAGGTATAGAATATCCACACAATTTTAATGATGTAGATATAGCAACCCCATCAATAGTTACATTCCCACTTCCATTTGTTACTAAACTTGTATGGAAAAATATAGCAATAAAACCATAATTAACAGCAGTAATATCAATATATGCTACACCATTGCCACTATAATTTAAGTTATTTATATTTGAAACCATATTTCCTGCATTATATTTCCATATAGTTTGATTTATAGAATATCCGTGTAGTTTAAATTGTGCATTTAAAGTCACCCCATCAATAGTTACATTCCCACTTCCATTTGTTACTAAACTTGTATGGAAAAATATCTGACCAAAACCATAACTATAACTATTTTCACAATAAGCCACTCCACTTCCACTATAATTTACATTAACTAAAGCAGTCGCAGATAAAATACCACTAGAATATGTAGGAGCAGTCCAATTTCCTCCAGAAGCATAAGTTCCAGTAACCCCAAATATATCAACTCCATTTTTAATATTACCAGCTACTAAATCAGCGTCACCAGTTACTTTTCCATCACCAACAGCTCCTCCATAATATCCAGCAGTTATAGCAACATCTGTAGTAGTAGGAGTAAAAACAGTTGCACTTCCAACTTTATTAGTCATTGTACCTGTAAGTTTTGTATTTGGATCTGTGTTATAAAATGTTTTACCACTTAAGACATTTGCAACAACAGCATCTCCAGTTAAAGAAACTGTAGCACCGCCTTGTTTGTTTGTTCTTCCTGTTGACATAGTATTAAATGTTATTTATAAAATAAGAAAAATTTACGTTTGATGTTTCTGTTTTAGTAGATGTTATTATAAAATATCCAGCATAACTTTCTACACTCCATTGACCTATTGTTGTTCCTTGAGCATAAACATCAACTAATGAGTTTGCTGTAACAGTAGAATCTGTTTTTTGATAAGTAGTTGCTCCACTTGCAAAAATTCCTGTTTTAGGGGTTTTCAATATATTACCACTTGTTTGTTTATCAGCCAAAACAACCTTACTATCAGTAATAGCTTTAGGAGAAACATATTTAACATTATCTGTTCCTGTATCTATTTCAGAGCCAGTAGCTTTACCAATATTTAATCCAAGTGGACTAGTAACTGTTCCGTTACCTGTTAGTGTTGCATCTGTAGCAACTTCTGATAAGAAATTACCAGCGGGCGATCCAATTTGTGAATATTTGTTACCTGTAAGCAATAAAACATTTCTATAAGACCAATTAGAGCCAGTATAAACTATTGTGACTCTTGCAATTGCGATCATTTCTGGATTGTTTATTGCTAAACTTCCTAAATTTAATGATTTTACTTCTCTTGCTTCTTCTGTATTTACAGCAGTTGTTATTTGTCCAGTACTAGATCCAGCAGATAAAGTTACCCATTGAGGTTGAACGAATACATATCTATATTTTTTAGAAGCAGTATCTCTTGCAACTGGTATTGCATAAATCCATACTGTAGCAACTGAATTATTTGCCATCAATACTTGTGTCCAGTTAGGTGTTGAAAATAAATTATAATAAGGATTATTTCCAAGTACTGGGACTATTTCAGCAGTTTCAACAGCGAAATTACTTATACTAGCACCAGTTAAAGTCATTTTTGTATATAACTTTGAAGTCAAAGCGTCTAAAACAGAAGGACAGTCTTCATCTCTAATAGTTGTTTGATCTATATTTAATCTTCTATCTGTTGCAGTTGTTGAATTTAAGACATAACTTGCGCTAGGAATTGTACCGCCAGAATATTTGTAAGTTCCTATAGTAGTATGTTGAGCCAAATGATCATCTGGGGAAGTTATAAGACCGTGGCACTCTCTTGCGTAAAACCAAGTAGAATTTGAAGCGTCCCAAATTGCAGAAGCTATTTGAACTTTATCAAAACCAGGGAAAATATTTTCAGTCCAAGAAAAACTTATTCCATCGTAAGAAAGGAAAAAATTACTTCCTGGTGTGTTATTGTGAGCAGTAGAAACCCATCCAGAAACTAAAGCAGAAACTAAATTTCCTAAATAATAAGCAGTTGTAGTTCCTGTAAGTGTTATTATTCTATTTGTTGCGTCACCAGCAACAACAACATCTTTTGGAGAAGAAAATCCAGTTCCAAATTTAGCAACTGTTTGTATGTTTTCTATTTTATCTATTCTACCATCAAAACTAACAGCAGTTGCGTCTAATTCATCCAAAGCGTCAGCAACATTGTCAGAAGTTATATAAATATCTCCAGTGTTATCGTGAGTTATTTGTGAAGAATTATAATCTCCATCCATTGCAACAACTATTCCCATTCTTCCAAAAACTGAATTTACAGTTGCAGAGTTTCCAGTATTAGTCCAGATTGATGTGTCATTATCCCAAACCCAAACGCTGTTTGTAGACCCAACGATCGCAAACCAACCATTTAAACCAGTTGGATAAGCAGAATTTAAAGCTGTTTGATCTAAGAAATAACCTTTATTGTTAGGATCAACATAAGGAATCCAAAAAGTATTATTAATATCTGGTTGTTTGTTTGTGTTGTTATTTGTACAGATATAAATTATTCCAGAAAAAGAAGTTATGTTACTTACAACATAAGATTTTTCATTGTCCCATTCTGCGAATACTCCGCTTGTTGCTAAAATTTCGTCTTGTAATTCTTCTAATTTTCCAGCAGTTATTGTTAACGCAAAATTATCATCAGCATTCCAGTTTTTTGCAATAGTTCCCTCTGCCCCACGTAAAACAAAGTTAAAAGTATCTCCAGTTGATCTATAACATTTTACTATTTCTCTTGTTGTGTCTTCCGCAGGTGTTTGATAAGACTTGTCCCAGAAAACACCGATGAAAACTTGTGTTGATCCTGTAGATGGGAATTTTGTTCCTTGTGATGTTTTTAAATAGAAATTTACATCAGTGGATAAAAATCCTGTTAAGATCTCACCTTTTGAAAAGTTTTTTATTTTTGAAAACTTAATCATATTTTTTAATTAATTTTTTAATACCAATTATCGTTATTAGAATTTATATCATTCGACCAACTACCTGTAGATGTAGAGATGTCATCAGTCCAATTCCCTAAAATAGCGCGTTTAAACGTAACTAAACGTGTCGCAAAACTTCTTATAACCCTTTTAAACGTTATTTTATTGGTTACAGATTGATAAATTGATCTTTGTAACGTTAAGCTATTTCTAACAGATTCATAAATTTTTCTTATTAAAGTTACTGGTAAATAAACGTAACTAATAATTTTTCTTTGAAAATTCCCAGATCTATAAATACGACCTATTATTGTTCTCTGAAGTACTAGATCATTGTAAATCCATTGTTGGATTATACGTGGAATTTGTAATAATTTATAAACGACTGTTAAAAAAGGGGAAAAACTCCCCCCAAAAACTTTATCACCATATTTTATTTGTCCGAACATAGTGTTTTTTTATTATTTAATTAAGGATTTGTATCCCCTCTAGTTTGTATTTCAACGCTATCTAATATAGCTTGAGTATTTGCTCCAACAATCCATTTAACCCATATACCTTTGACTTCTCCAGGTGCTAGATTTCCGAAAGTAACAATATTTGCTTCTCCGTCAGCTAAAACAAATGTTTGAGTTGATGGTGCTGTATTTTCATTCGGCAATGATTGGATTGGTGATCCAACTTCTGTTGCTGGTGAAATTTCAACGCTTGTTGTTGCGGATGGTGTATTTGTAAGAATATACACTCCAGGATTCATTAAGGTTAATGTAGCGTGAGTGTTCTTAATATAAAATGCTCTGTATTCTGTATCACCAATTTTACTTTCTTGTCCTACGACAACGTCAAATAAATTGTTTAAAGTATTGTCAACAATTTCAGTTGTTGAAATAACACCACCCAACGAAGCGTTAGGATTAGTATTACTTGCCCCACCAGATAAATATAATTTTACGTCGCTTGAGCTTATAGGCATAATTTTTTGTTTATTTAATTAAAGCTTTATGGTGGAGAGTATATTTCTATACTCTCCATTAAAAATCTTAATTCAGATTATAATTTTAACCAAGCGTGAGCAATTGCTCCTCTGTTTACATCGGCAACTTTAGCACCGTATACCCAAAGACCTTTGTAAGCTTTTCCGAAATTTCCTATGATGTCATTTTCAACTTGATTCTCTGTAAGAGATTCAGCGAAAGTGATACCGATAGGGTGAGAAAAGACACAATGTACTCCAGTAACTCCATCTCCGTCGCATTGTTCTGAAACGTAGATATCGAATCCAGCAACTCTACCAATTTTTGCATTAGTAATTGTTGTTGAAACTTGAGATTCTACAGCTTGAGTTAATTTGTCAGATTGTAACAATACTTCTAAAATATCAGAATTAATTGTTGCAGTTCTTCCAAGTTTAGGAATCTTATTCTTATCCAACATTTTACCCATTTTAACAAATTGTCCGTAAATAGTTGAGGCAGTAGTTTGTATTGCAGAAACAGCTTGTATTGTGTAAGTTGCTCCAGCAGTAATTGCACCACCGTCGTATGCAGAAGTTTCATCATCAGAATCGTTTTCTATAACTATTGCAGTTGCAGAAGATTGAGATTTAACTCTGTACCATTTTGTATGACCAGTTGCCTTGAAAGATTTTCCAACCATTCCAGATGTGAAAGTTGTTCCAGATCCAGTTACAGCACCAGTTGTTACATCTACAGTAACAGTTCCAGTTGTGTAATCAGTTCCGTAATTGCTTCCAGCTCCAGCGTCAGCATAGAAACCAAGTACAAATGTGTCAACTTCTTCAACGTGAGCATTAAGTACTTGTTCTAAAACAGTACCTTCTGGGTTCTTGATGAAAGAAGCTAATTTATCAGTAGTTTTCACTTTAAAGTAGAAAGCTCTTGATTGATTAGTTAACAATATTGAGTTAGATTCTTCAAGATCATCAGCAGTCATATTTGCACCACTGTAAGCTTTAAGAGCAACTTTTTTAAATGTTAATACATTTAATTTTGTTGACTTGTCTTTTACTTCACCTTCGTAGTTGTTATTAGTAATTTTTGGAGCTACGGCAGAGTTGTAAAATTGTTTTAAAGCTTTCATTGCGAAAGCCTCGTTTAATTTTGTTGCGTAAGCGCTCATATTTTTAGCGTTATGTTAATTATTAAAAATCAACATCACTGTCTTTAATTGCACCCGACAAAACAAGTTTTCTGTATTCAGAAGGATTATTTTGTCTAAGTTTAGCCAATTGATTGATATCAATCTTATTTTCGGCAGTGTTGAGATTTCTACCGCCATTGTTTTTTAACAATGTAGGATTTTTTGAAATATTTTTTATTTCTTTTTTTGATAGAACAACATCCTTGAAATGGCTTACTAAAATTGATAAATCTTTTATAGTGCCTTGAGGATCTTTTTCCATCACAAATTTATAAAAAGCTTCTTCGTTTGTTGCTATTTCTGGAACATCTTTTTTGATTAATTCCATTTGTGTTTTAAATTGAGTTGTTGCGCTAGATCTCTCTAACTCAACTTTCTCTTTTTGTCGTTCACGTCTAGCACGAACTTGATCTTTTAAAATAATCTTTGTTGCTTCACTTTCGAATTCCAAATCAATGTTTGGATATTCTACTTTTATATCGTCTTCTGTAACTTCGGCAGAATTTAGTTTTTCCAATCTCTCTTTTAATCCTTTTTCACGTTGCAAAATTAATTGTGCTTCGCGAGAACTATCAGAGTATCTTGTTTCTAAATTGTCAGCTTTCTGTTTGTATGGATTTTCTTCACTATCCCAATCAATTGAATTTTTTGGTTGCTCTTTTTTTGGTTGAATTTCTTCAACTAGTTTTTGTTCAACTTTTATTTCTTCTTGATCGTCTTCTTCGTCTAAATCAGTATTTTTGGCTTCTTCGATTTCTTCGTCAGAATCAGAGTCAATTGATTCTTCTTCTTGTTTTCCATCGAGTAATGCGTTAATAGTTTGATCGTCAACGATATTTTCTTTTTTAAAGTCCATTTTTTTATACCTTTCTTCGCCAGTCTTTTTACAGAGTTAGGCAAAATTAAGTTTATTAATTGTTTTCTTCTCCTTCTTGACCTTTAGACATTTCTAAAAGTTCTAATAAAGAAGCTTTTTTATCTATCTTTTTAAAGTGTTCACCCTCTACAAGTCCAAGAGCAACTAATTTTTCAATTATTTGATCTTTAGTTTCTTCTATTGGTGTTTCTATAACTTCCTCAACGGATGTTCTAGTAAATTGAGCTAAAACAGATGGGATTATATAGAAAGATCTAGCCTTTAATACCGCGATAGCGTCTTCTGGAAGACCACCAATGCCGTATTCCATAGCAGATAAAATTTGTTTTTTAATAATCTCTGGGGTTTCCAATGGACTATTAAATACATCTTTTTCGTTTAACATATATTTTTTATTATTAATCTTCTAAATCTACATTATGTAGTTTACTTAAATTTTTGATTGCGACTTCTTTTTCGATTTTAAAGTTAGTAATATATTTTACCAACTTATTACAAATTCTTATGTGCGCAGAATAAAATATTCTAGCGTCATTTGATAATTCGTAATACTTTTCTGAAAGCTCATTAATCGACCTCTCTTTTTCAGCTTTCACAAATTCAGCAATTGTTTCAACGGTTATCTCGCGTTCGAGTAAGCGCTTGAAAGTGTCATACGTTTGCTGTTCTTCCTGGGTCATATCGGTTATATCCGTTATGCCTCTTTTTCCTAATATCTTGTCTAATAATGACATAATATTTTTTTTAATTATTTACACATATATTATAACAATGTTTTTTATTTTATGCTACTGTTTTTTGTGTTTGTAACTCTGGCATTTGTTTTGCTAGACCTTGCACAGATTCCATTGCCCCAGTTTCTGGCATAGCGCTTGCTGGATTATCTTTGATATTTTGATCTTCATCCATAACCTGCGACATTTCGTCTTGTGTAAGATTTAAAATGTCTAACATCTTATTTTTTATAATCTTATCGAAAGTTGAATTGCCAGCAAATAATTTTTTGGCAACTGTTAATCTTTGAATTGATGTTATTGC